CAATGGTACTGTCGCTACTGGTTGGGACGTCGCATCCCAGAATTAGATAGAGTACAAATCGGTCGCTGGCGCTCTTTCGCTCGCCACGCCGGCACTGTGAAGGCAAAATGTTCCCCTGGTGCCGTCGGCTGTTCGGTGCGCGAACGACAGGCCCTGCTTCAGTGGGCGTACAATCCGTTCATCTAATTATTATTGATGGACTTAATTCTATTTATATTTGTCTCTACGCCTCCTAATAGCCATTCTGCTAGGAGTTGTGGGTAATTATTACGGAGTTGTGTGATTAAGTTTGGTACATCATTGACGCAGGCATCGTAGAAGAGCAAGCCACCACCGAACGAAATAATCAGTTTATCCTCAAAGTTTATGCCGAAGTTATTATTGTAAGTGAACCACTCAATGAAGAAGAAGAGGGCAGTTTTGAAAACGATTTCGGTCGTAATATAAATGATTGAATTTTTTGTTTGTCGCTTGAAAACTATCAAAATAAATTGAATTAAGAGTGCGATTTTCATGGCAATAAAAAATATACCATACGCTTTCATTCCTATCGGGGAACTACAATTTATTTCATACCAGATACTGATATGGAATAAACTACACCTAGCGGGAATCGAACCCGCGCCACTGCTGTGAGAGAGCAATATACTACCACTGTACTATAGATGTTGGAGCGAGGTGGTGTTCCTCACTGTAATAGATTTTGTGCGTTTTGTTTAAATGGTTTTATCTTGTGTAGAATTTGTATCCTACAACCGCACCCGCCGTACAAACAACTGTGCCCCAAGTGATATCAGTTAAGGTCATTTCCAGTGTATAATTGGTAAGTGTAGCGTAGTTGGTCAAATCGTAGAAGGCGTATAAAATGTAGCCGATGAGTGCTCCTTTGAGCGCTGCGTCTTTCGTGCTTGTGGCGTCTTTTACAGCGTATAAGAACACGGCCACTGGGATTAGTATATATATCAGGATGGCTGGTATAATACGAGGCGCTATCTCCATTTTTTGAATCTTGTAAATAAGATCATTATGGTAATTGTATCGTAAAGTGAGCCAACCCGCATCTAATACGCCGATGGCGATTGCGGATCCAACAATCGCTTCCAATGCGTTCATTGTCTCTTGTTAAGGTATTCTGTTTTTATAGACGATGGAACTGGAAGGTCTAGGTTGTTCTTTGGTGGGTCGTGCCCTTTACTGCTTCTGTAACGAACAAAACTGTTGGATACCGTGGGAGTTTATCTCTGGTACACCGTACGCATGCCGAATTCTCGTGAGTGGTTCCGGCTTAGATACATTAGAAATAGAACACGATTGGACCTTTGTGGTTCGTCCTAGTGCGGCGGGGAAAGAATGGTCGTGCCTCGCCACCATTATCAAGGGTATGAGTCAAGGTCTCGGTGTTTCTGGGTCTATCTTGATAGTTTTTGGAATTGGTGCGCCGAAAGCACCGCCTGGATTTCTAACATTTATGGATGGAGTACTCGGTGAAGGACGGATACTTTTTACACGTGTCTGGCTCGGTGAAAATATAGAAATCCCTACGATTCCGGATGCTATATTCTTTCCTGTAGGCGTTGCTGCGCACACTATGTACGATATGATTCACCGATTGCCTGGACGCAGTGGGCACGAAGGGTTTGTCATGCGTGGCGATTGGTCCCTGATAGTCAAGGCGACTGGTGAACAGGGATTGGGTTTAGTTGTGACCGATATTGGAGAGACGCAATGGTCGCTCTTTTGGCATAAAATAGCCGACTCCGATACGGAAACGGATAGCAGCCGCTTTCGTAAAGGTATGCGCTTAATACGACTTGGAATACAGGTGGCGGACCGTTGCGGTCTCGCTTTATAAGTGCTTCATTACAAAATGATGGAGTTCAATGACGTTCATATGAATAACGTTGAGGTCGTGCTTACGGTTGGCGTTTTGATATTCGGCACGAACGTGTTCAATAGATTTTAGGAGGTGCTTCAACATTCGCTTGTATTCTGCTATCTTGGAGTCGTATCCTTTTGCTTTCGCAAGAACCATGAAACCGAGTTTTTCAAACGCATATTCCTGCCATTTATTAAGTCCGTACAAGGTATTCGCATATTTCGGGAGACGAGATGTGCGATTACGATGAGTGCCTTTTACGGCTTGTACAGTATTTGATTTACGATTGTTACGGGTAGCGTTCATTCTACTTTGCTGGTAGATTTAATGGAAGAGCTTGAATGTTCCCTTCTTGGCCTTGTAACCGGCCTTAACTAAGTGCTTGAGCGCCTTCTTGCCGGCGGCGGAGGCACGGCGGCTTACAATGCGTCCGTGCTTGTTCTTCTTGAGAGCAGAGCGGGTGAGTCCACCGGATGTGTGGTGGGCGGTTCCGTGGTAGACCTGAGCACGGGTACCAACAGTTTGCATAGCACCACCTGTTGTATTGCGCTTATTCTTACGAGTGTGGTTAACCATTTTTGTTGTTTCTATCTAAATAAAAGATTTTTCTCAAGAGACGAACAATTTCTATCTTTGTACACTCCCGCCTTGAGGACTGTTTTCTCTATCCAAGTTTCCAGGTCGGCCAATTCGTCCGTTGGATCCAACGATCTGGCGTGTTGAAGAGAAATGGAAGAACGTTGATTGTAGAATTCGCGGTCTTGTTTGAGCTTGCGCAGAGTTTTGACCCACTCCTCCAAGTTGTTGCGGTCACAGTATAACGCAGCATCGCCACAGCATTCCATTAATCCTGGGGTCGCTGAGACTACCACAGGAATACCGGAAGACATCGCTTCTACTGCTGTACGACCCCAGGTCTCTTCCTTAGACGGCATAATCATTACCCAAGTCTGTTTATATACATCTTTAATCTGGGTTGTATGTTCAATATATTTTAAGTTCGGCAAGGTTTTATCCGTAATTTGTTTACGATATCCTCCAATAATTCCTAAAAACTCCTGATCGGGCATCGCCTTTGCCAGTTGTATAAGTAATGGACCACCCTTGTTCTCATTTACATTACTCAAGGTGACATACTTTGCCTCTTTTTTCGGTTCATCCAAATGACTATGATAGATACCGTATTTACGATAATCTACTGGCGGTCGAACAATACGAATAAAGTCATCGGGTAAGTCTTTTCGGGACGCTTTCAAACTATGTGAATTAAAGACCGCCCATTGACGTCCTTTGATACGCTCGTCAAACCAATGCGGTCCTACAGCCCGTACATAGTTATCGGTATGAACCCATTCCAAAAAAGGGAGACCGAACTTATGCGCAATCCACAACGATTGCTTACGATAAATATACGAATGGCTCATCAAAATATGTGTATCTTTGAGAAGTTCAAACAGAGTTTTGGTATTGTATAAATCAAAACAGCGGACGCCCTCATAGGTTTTATTAGGGTAGCCAGGTGTGCCGACCCAGATATCATATAAATACGGTTTGCGCAATAAATGTTTGTTTATCGTATGCGCACAAATCTCTGACCCCGCATTGACAAACGGTACATAATCGTGTAAAATCCATAAGACACGAATACGAGTACCAGGAGTATCAATTGTATCCCAAGAGGGCCAGTTTTCATATTCAATGTTTGCCGCTTTTTCGGGAGAAATAGTCAACATATGTTTTGACCGTGCGTCTCCAAATATCAAAAGTACAGCGAGTAACAACACTATATAAATCCAAATCTCTTTGGACATCCCTTACTTTGTAATGATATTTTGAATTGTAGCATCTGCGTCTTGCTTTGATTTTATAGGTGTGTTATACCATGTATCTAAAAGTTTTGTATCATGAGGTTTCCTGGTCTTCAAACAATTTAAGATATACAACATCATACGGTAAATATTCCATTGGTCGGCTACACCCGCAAAGTGTAATAGAAAATCGCCTGGTTGCCACAGTCTGGCTGCTGGGTCGGTTGCCATGTTTTTAGGGCCAAAAAGGTAAGCGTTAAATCGTGAATGGTCAGCGATTGTCTCTATCTTCGCAGCATCTTGAGGATTCTTCTCCGCTACATCAATCATCGCCTTATTTTCCCACCAAATATGATGAATAAACTGAGTCTGTTGATAGGTACGATTGATAAAATCTTTGAGCCATGCCGATTTACCCCTCAAAAGCATATTTCCTGAGTTAAGATTTCCACACACATCCCTCGTCCAAAGAAGATCTTTGTTCGCAGGTAATAATGGTAGAACATGGCTTGTTAAAGAAAGCTCTGGATTTGTAATAATAACATCGGCATCCGACCAGAATAAATAATCGTAATTATCTATGTAATTCAAAATGAAACGAAGTTTTGACCAGGGAATGGGTCGGCTTCTGTCCCATACCTCTTTTCCGCCGCAAATAAAATCGTAACCGTGTCTTTTCGCATAGTCTCGTTTCGTTTCTAATCCTGGTTCCATCGCCTTTGTATAATCGGCTCCAATAATCATGGTTATAATCGCAATTCTTGGTTGGGTCATTATTTCAAAAAAATTGAAAGTGTTAAATGAGTTTATAATTTTCTCACACAAATTATCCTTAAATATGCCTACAGAATGTGTCCCAACTCCATCTATTAAAATTAATAAATATATTAAGAATAATAATGGAGATTATGTTTGTCCGCACGAAGGTTGCGGTAAAATTACTGAAAAGCAGAATACTATGTATTATCATATTATGAAAAATCATAGTGAATCTTTACCCTTTCAATGTACACGCTGTAATGATAAACCACAATTCCTACAACGTTCAGGTTATCTAAATCATCTAGCAACAAAACACGCAAATGATTCAAAATTAAATGAAAAAGAAAAAGAAATTCTAGGTCTAAATGAAAATCCTGTTGTAAAAGTCTCTTATAAATGTCCACACGAAGGTTGTAAACAAGTAACAAAAACTAAAGCAAATATACTTATTCATTATGCTCGTACTCACGCATTAGATTGGATTCCATCCTATGTACGCGGTGAAGCGTGCGTTGGATGTCAACAAGTATTCTCATCATCTTCCGCTTATCTCTATCACAGCATAAACTGTTTTGAAGAGATGGCAACTCCTGATCAATTGAACATCATATCACGAATTAGATAAAGACCATGATATCCAATAGCTGCAAATCCTAATAAAAGTAGCATCTCAAAATATCGTCGGTTTGTATCTTTTTTCAAGTATCCAATAATTAAGAGTAATGGTGCCACGAGTAGAATATGAATCCAATTTATCCAAGCACTTTGACCGTCTTTGAGTTTAAGATACGCCTTGTACGACTGGTAAAAGAGAACTATCAAACCTAAAATACCCAAACCGGTAAAGAGAGTTTCTGGAATATTCTCTCGTTCAATACCGACATATAGAAAAAGTGGACCTACAAAAAGTAGATGGAAAAGATGAAGTGCCACGTACGAGGTTGATGACATCACTCTAAAAAATGACGGCGATTTTCTTTTTATGTTTAAATGTCAAATGGAACTTTCCTTATTTTGTGACGGCTCGGCGCGCAACAATGGACGTGTAGGGGCGAAAGCCGGCTTCGGCGTCCATATTTGTAATGGGAATACTACTATTCATCAACATTCCGCTGCCATTCCGGGACACGAGCCTCAAACAAATCAACGTGCTGAACTGCGTGCTCTTGAATATGTTATCCGTTATATCGCTGATGGAGGGCACGTGGGTGCGAAGATTTACACCGATTCAAAATACAGCATAGATGTTCTAACAAAATGGTGTGAGGGATGGGAGCGGAAAGGGTGGCGAAAAGCGGATGGTAAGCCAGTGCTACACCAAGATATTATTCAACCGATGTGGATTCAATGGAAAAAGATTCGGTTGGTCACGAATATTGTACATGTGCCCAGCCACACGGGCGGCTTGGACTTTGCGTCGCAAGGAAACGCCGAAGCGGACCGATTGGCCACGGCTGCTACAACTTAATTCGCCCTTCCGCCTGGATTTTTTATTTCGTTCTTATAGGATGAATAACCAGAAATTGTATAATTTCATTCTTTGGTTAATGATTATGGGATTGATAGGATACTTTTTTTATCGTATGTACACTCCTTATAGTCCTGCTCGTATTGATGATATCTGGGTCATTAATTTGGACCGTTCACCAGAACGATGGGAACATATGCAAAATAAAACTATGAAATTTTCTCATATGGTTACCCGTTTTCCCGCCGCTGATGGCAAAATGATTACCAACCGAGATGATGTCCATCCAGAGGGGGTCGGCTACTATTTTATGACCCAACAGAATAAGCGGGACGAAATCATTAATAAAGGTGTAGTTGGTTGCTGGTTGTCACACAAACGCCTCTTACAGCATTTGGACTCTATAGAATGTTCAAACGACTGTGGCCATCTCATTCTAGAGGACGATGTAAATATACCCGACGATTTTATGATGGGTACCGATGCGTGGTCCAGCATTTCTAAAAATGTACCCAGCGACTGGGATATTGTCTATTTAGGCTTAAGCGGTGACGTGAAAGGAATTCCAATCGCAGATAATATTATCAAACTAGAGCCTGACAAAAAAGAGCAATATGGCACCCACGCTTATCTGGTGAAACATGGCTCTATAAAAACCAAGATTCTACCCGCACTTCGTTTTATGACCGACGCAATTGATGAACAATATAATACACTGTTCGGTGACCTTAACGCCTATTGTATCCGTCCTGGAATCATCAATCCCCATGAAGATGTCAGTAGTAAATCGGATATTTTGGCTATAAGTTAGCGTTGTTGATGTTTGATTTCGCCGCCAACTCATCGTTATATCTTATTGTGGGTGGATCACAAATATAAATATTCCAATGGTCTGCCATCATATCATAATGAACATCAATCTCATCCGTCATGCGTTTGATGCTCGGTAAAATCTTTGTCTTGAGAGCACCATGGCGCACTAAGTAGGCGTGTGCGCCCCAATTTCCCTTATTATAGGTTGTTCGCATTTTCTTGATACCAGGCGCAACCGTGGTTCCAATAATCGGCTTTTTGATTCCTAAGAAGACCATATCCCAGTCGCTGGGTATATTTTTGGAAACTGTAGACCAAGCATCCTTTCCTGTTAAGAAATCGGTAGGAAACTCCGCATCGTCTTCGCAAATCAAATGGCCGACATTATCGTCTGCGGGCTGCTCCGCTAAATAAGTAAGTAAG